CATCCCATTCCGTCTTCATCTTTATATTTTCGTATTAATGTTGTTACTATTTCAAACTCATCTGGCTTTATATAATGATATTTTCCATCCTCATCCTTGACCACGATAACGTTTCCAACTCTTTTTCTTATATTTGTTTTTTGGTCTAGAAGATTTGGATCTTCCTATACTAGTCCTTTTTCTTGTAGTATTCTTTTTCCTATATTCAAAACTTCCCCATCCTCTAGCTTTCTTTGCCACGATGTTCAAACCCCTCTTTTACTTTAATTTCTGTTTTATATCCACAATGAGGACAAGTCATTGATGGTTGTTTACCATTCTTTTTCTCAATAATTCCGGCATAACTCCACCAATTCTTACATTCTCCACACAAAAAATGAAACAATGTCTCCCATGTGTATTCATGTGCCCATGTCATTTATTCTCCTTTAATTTAATATATGTGGTACTTCCTCCGTTATTGGACCGTAAAGGTCATTCCAAATTGTAGTAAATACAGTTTCTATTTTATCTCTCTCTATGATAAGAAAGTCACCAAAAGTATCTATAATCAAATAGTTACCACCTTCTATGAATTTGTGGATAAGATAATCATCTGTACTTCCAACAAATTCTGTTGTTTCAATAAGTTCTTTAAACTTCCTTACATTCATATCTATTTATTTTTGTTTTTCCACTTCCCAAAGAGTTTTTAATTTACTTCTCTTATCTCGTTCTGTGATTAGTTTCCTTGCTTCTTTATTACGTTCATTCCAATCTTTTGCTCGTTTTAGAATAGCATCTTTATTTCTTACATAGTATTCTTTTAAATACTCTTTTCGTTTGTTATCATTCTTCCATTTCTCAGCAAGTCTATCCTTATTCTTTTCATAGTACTTTCGATTAGCAATTCTTTTACGCTCTTTGTCTGTCATATACAATATTTCCTGAAATAGTTATTCTTTCTTCTTCGCAATTATAAAAAGGATATACTTGATGATTCATTTCTGCAGGAAAAAGTATCATTATTCCTTCACAAGAAGGATCTAATGGATATGAATATGAACATATTTTTCCCATTAAATCAACGTGGACAAATACAAAATCTCCAGCACAAGGTGTATTACTTATTTTAACATGGGGAATCATCCTTTGTTCTCTATAATCATAAGGAATTTTCATAAAAATTACAAATGAAAATAATCCAGTATGGTTATGTAATGGATTGAATTCATGTTGTTTTTGAAAATTTACCCAAAAAGAATTCATAATGTATGGTACGTCATTATTAAAAATAGCTTGATTGAAATGTCCTCCACCACTCTTAAAAATTTCTTTAAATTCTATAATTTTAGGAATACATACATTATCAAAAAACCAATTGTCTGTATCTTCCAACTTTAAACTACTAGAAATATTTCCAGCTAAAACCTCACTCTGTGATACGGGATTTTCTCTTGCAAATGAAATATTTTCCCATAAAGTCTTAACTACATCATTAGGCAAACGATAGTCTAACGCAAAACCTCTTAGATATTCCACCTTTGGTAACATCATAATAATCCTTCAACACCTGCTTTAGCTATAAAATATGAATCAACAATATCACTAATCGGATTAATTATTTTTTTTGCTTTGGGGGTTAATTGTTCTTTGAGATCATTAGGTGTGAGAAGTTCATACTTAAAGGCTTCATACATTAATTCTTTATTTGCATTACCTTTACCCGTAGCAAACTTTTTAATAACAGTAGGTGGAAATGTTTGAAATTTAAGTTTATTTTTCCACATTTTGTGTTTTAATAATCCAGTATTTTCCGCTATTGAACGCACACCGGCTTGTACTGAAGTAGCAAAAGCATATCCCTCAAGAAATACTTCTTCACATCCTTGAACAATATTATATGCCCAAGTTGAAAGTTTTTCATGTCGTTCTTCTTCAGATTGCCATTCGGGATAAGAATCAGCTCTTAAATTTACTAACCCAGTCCCGGCGGCAAGTTGTTGTTGTTTTTCATTATTAGATAGATAATGAAACACACACCTATCAAAGTCAAAATGTCCACCATTTTCATCCTTATATACACATATTGCTGGTGATGTTAATGAATAATCAATCCCAGCTATCTTCATCATTTGTTTCTCCTGATTCACTAACTACTTCAAGATAGTGACCACAAAAGGAACATACTTCCAATCCTTCTGTATCATTTGTAAAAATTTCATATTCTTTATCACATCCATCACACATTATATTTACTGTAGCATTTCCATCTTCCCAGATAATATCTACTGGCATATCTCCATTGCCTTTCTCTAGTTAATTACATCTTGGCTATACATTTTGTCAGTTGGAACAGTAAATATCTTTAAAGTAATGTTACTGACTTTCATATAACGTTTATCCCTAATAATATTGACAATAATTTTTTCACCAATATTGTATTTTATTAATTCATCTGCAAATTCAACATCAGTATTAATAGGAATATCATTGATTCCTATAATAGTATCCCACGGCTTTAACCCTTTCGGTATCGGATTTGTTGGTTTATTTTCATTACTTATCAATAAACCAAAACTATTAGGAATTGTGGTATTTATATTAGGATGTTTTTTCAAAATTTCTTCTCTTTGCATGTCTCTTCCAGACAAAGCAATAACCATAACACCTAATGCTGGGCGATCTACTTTACCATTTTTTAACATTTTAGTGAGTGATTTTTTTGCAATATCGGCTCTAACTCCAAGACCGACTCCTGCATTTGAATTTGTTCTTGAAACCATCAATGTAGCAACTCCTACGATTTCACCTTTTTCATTAATTAGAGGACCACCAGAGTTTCCTTTATTGATTGCGGCATCCACTTGAATAGATTTGATGTAAGGGTGTCTTGCATATCTTTCATTATTAGAAACAATACCTTTTGATAAGCTCCATGCCATCCCCATAGGATGTCCAAAAGCAAATATTTCTAGTCCTGTATATATGTCTTCTTTTTCAGCAAACTTTAAGTAAGGAGTTTTTCTGTCTAATCCAATTACTTCAAGTAAGGCTAAATCAGCTAATGGATCTTCTCCAATAACTTTCACTTGATATTCAGTCCAATCGTTTTCATCCCAAAAATATAAATTGATTGTCTTCTGTTTGTACACACAATGAAAATTGGTTAGTATATAACCTTTTTCATTAATAGTCATTCCAGAACACAACGCATTGGGAGAATTGAGTGATGGATTTTCTAATTTATTTACTGATAGTAATACTACCGATCTTTTTACATTTTCAATAACTTCTTTATTAATGGCTTGTACCGGATTAACAAAGAAAATTAATATAGAAAAGCATAATATAACAAAAAGTTTAAAGCTTTTCATATTTTACCTTGTTAAAAATTTAATAGAGGCACATTCCCTTCAGTTAATTCCTCTGGTTGCTCTGGTAAGTCTGACGGCCCGGAATTGTTATTGGGTATGGTGTCCTCTGACTTATCAATTTTAGTTTCATTATCTTTTCCAAATTCATCTAGTGCTTTTAGAGCCTCTTCATCTAAAAGAATTAATCCTTTTAAAGTACCAAAATCTCTTATACACTCTACTGATTTACCCATAAACAACTTTGGTATAAGTGTAGGCTTTGTCAAATCTTTATCCTGCATGATATAATCAACATAAGCTCTATACTTAAACTGTGTTCTAACTTTATCTAATACACAAAAACAATGTACTGTCATTAAACGAGCAATACCATACGGTGGCGGTTGATTTAAAAGGTTGGGATTTCCCATCGCAATCCACCTTAATGTTCCATTGTAGCATACGTGTACAGTATCAAAAATAACCTGTGTAGGCCATTCATCATCTGGAACTTTATCAAAATCTTGTGCTTTAGGTTGACTAATTAATACCATCGCACTAAGTAAAAATATAATAAAAAATATCACTCGTATCATATCGCAAATCCAATATAAAGTAATAAAAGTATTATTATTGCTAACTCTACGACTAGCACAGTATGATACCATACCCATCTAGTTTCGTACAGTTTATCTTTTTCTAATTTGTCTCTGTGAAAAGTAAAATATACTTTATCTTTTACATCTTCTAACCACATATCAAATTTATCTTTAACTGACATGTGCCCCCTTGCACTATGAGGTTATGTAACGGATGGAGAAATATCTACAACCTCACATCCTTTCTCTGAAGTACAAGCAAATTCTTGACTTGCACTAGTGTAATCTTGAGTTTCATATTCTGCCAAAGATGCCCAATTTACATTTTTTGGCATCTGATCTACTAATAATTTATACTCTTTTTCTGAACAATCTTGATAAGGTGCTTGTCTATACGTATGATCACTAAATGGTAAAAAACTAATACCACTTATGTCATCAAAATTTTCGTATACCCATGCAGCAGTATTAACCCATTCTTCTTCCTTGATAGAGACAGTAACACTTGGTTTATGTTCACACCATTCTTTGGCGTAGGTGTGCCATAAGGATAACTGCTTCCATGCAGTCATTTCTGTTCTACACGTTGCCCCTTCCGGACTCTTTTGTGGGAATGAAAAGACAGTAGTATGTTCAGGCTTACTTACATCAGGCTCATTCGGAAACCCCTCTGCCTTCATCATCTTACAGAGTGGGTCTTTATTATCAGCCCTTACTGTTCGAATGTAATAAGGATTATGGCGGGCATGAATACCAGAAGCAGAATCAACAAGCTGTGATACAGTACCGCTTGGTTTAACACAAGTAATGGCCGCCGCTCTATTGATTCCAAGTTTTTTCGCATATTCTTTATTAGTTTCTACTGCAACATCTCTAAGTTCATTTAGAGATTTTTTTATATTGTCTTTTGAACCATTTGTTATGGCATTATCCATGATTCCGGTGAGACTAACTCCCAGTAATCGTTCTTCTTCACAATTTCTTCCCCACTCTCTAGAGAGGTATTTGAAATTTGTGAGAGTAGATTGGAATGTGCCAAGGATAGTTGCAATCCTAACTTTGTTTTTGATAGACTGCAAAGTATCGTTTGACCTGAGGACGACTTCGGACAGGTTGCAGAATTCTCTGGATCGTAAAATGATCTCGCTGCAAGGATTTGTGCCAAAATCATCTCTTGCCAATCTTCTTTGAATGTATGTGCCATCTTTGTCCTTTTCTCTATTATTTAGTTCACTTACATGGGATTTGCTTGCTAAACTACTGTAAATACCACGTTCTCCAGACTTACTATCGTAGAGTGATAACCACTCTCTCATGAAAGTTCCTACATCTGGTTTCTCTTTATAATTAACTGAGTTGTTTGCGAGTGCTCTCTGTACGTTATCTTTGTACCATTCACCATGTTTAGCAAATCTCATTTCTCTATCATT